AAAGAGATTCTTGATGCAGCCATTTGAGGAGATGAAATGACACGCACAGAAGAACTGCTTGCACTGGCAGCGAAGGCGGCGGGGATTGATATTGCCTACGATCAATTCAAGGTAGGTCCGTATATCTGCGGATCATTCAAGGCACCGGAACCTACCTACTGGAACCCCCTCACCGACGACGGGGATGCACTACGGCTGGCGGTGAAGTTGGGGTTTATGGATAGCGGGGTTGGCTTTGCATTGGTATTGAGTGAGCTACAACAAATGATTTTCCCCGCTAATGTTGATCCTGATCGCCCCTACGCAGCAACCCGCCGCGCCATCGTCCGTGCGGCGGCTGAGATTGGAAAGGAGATGAAATGGCACGCACATGGGAGAACGGGAAATGAAACCAACACAGTGGTATCCGGCCACCATCAAGCCGGTGCGTGAGGGGTGGTACGAAGTACGTTGCGAGTTCAAGAATGTCTGCGACGGTATGCACTACTGGAACGGAAAGCGGTGGGAAGTTCCACCGTGGGGTGAAACCTTTGCGGCACAGTGGAGAGGAATACAGAAATGATCTCAATCACAACTGCATTCCTTTTCATCCTCGCCGCTGTTGGGCTTGGGCTTTTAGTTGGCTGGATAATTTGGGGGAGATGGTGATGAACCTAGCCCGACAATCCGTTAAAGCATGGCCGAGGCATCCCCTCGCCACACGGCAGCAGACCAACGCACTCAGACGTGGCTACATCAAAGCAAGGATGTGGCTCGGTGACAAGTGGCTGCTGGCTGTGCCGGTGAAGCGTAAAGAAGAACACCAAACCTTCCGCCCCTGCGTGTGACATCTTTCTGTGTCCAGTGAAGCGCGGGGGTGGGAGGTTTTATACCGAATTATTTGGGAGATATAAATGTGGACTTGCAGATGTGAGAACAGACGCGCAGAGGACTGTGAGTCTACGGTTCGTATTGCTGCGCTTGTGGAGCAGGTGAAGACCTTGACGAAGGAGCGCAACGATCTACAAGACAAGTGCAACAACTTCGCGGAGAAGTGTCGTGCTGCTATTGCTGAGTGCGACGAGTACAAGCAGGACGCCATGCGGTATCGCCACATGAGAACTAACGGGAAATTTCAAGACAGAAACGGGCCGGGGATATACTGGTATTTGCCACGTTTTGACAGAGAGTTGCCTATCGGTCGGCGACTTGACGCCGCTATCGACGCAGACAGGGGCGAAGCGAAATGACCACATACATACATACTGAGTTTCTACGCCAAGCCGAGGGCTAAGGCAGGATTTTTAAACCTGATGCAAGCGAGGACAGCATGAACGCTATCTATACCGTACCGACACCAGCAATACTCCCAGCATGGGACATCACGCTAAGTCAATGGCTTCATGGCCCGGAAGCTGGGACGAAAGCATGTGCTATCTGCGGCAAGCGCTTCGACATTCCAAAGCGTAACCGGGGCAAGCTGTTCTGCGGAAAGAAGTGCGCCCATGTTTACTCGTATAGAACCAAGTTGGAACGTACTACCACCGAGGAGAATGAAGTATGATATATCCCATCGAAGATGCAGTACCAATCCCCCGTTCAACGAGGGGGCGGGACAGCAGCAAATACCCGTTTGCCCAGATGAATGTGGGGCAGTCGTTCGCCATCCCTTTGGGTATGGAGGAGGCGGGTCTAATTGAGCAGCGAATACGCACGGCAACGTACCGCTATACGAAGCAGGAAGGTGGCACGGTGAAGTTCACTGTCCGTGCCTTAGATAACGAAGTCCGAGTTTGGAGAACAGCATGAGCCTACACCCACTAGCAGTTAAGTTGCAGAAAGCCCTGACCTCTGTCGGCATTACCACCAGCAGCACACAGTCCGAAGTTCTGATAGCCGCTATCAACTTCATCAAGGCTTCAGCGAACAGCAACCCAATCCCGGTAATCAAGGAACCAGAGTGGGTCGTACCGCTCCCGATAATGATTGATACCCCCACCCCAACGCAGTTCGATGAACCCGAGATGCCGATAGATGCGCACTCGTCCGGTCCGCAGTTCGACATGCCGGCCAAGCCCAAGCCCAAGGCCAAGACAAAGAAGAAGGCGGCAAAATGAACACCGGGTTCGAGGGCTACAAGCTCAGTGAGCTTGAGCGCATTGCCTACGACACGCAGAACTTCTTGGCACAGGAAGTCCTTGAACGGTGTGCTCGTGATGTGGAGCTGGAATACCAGACGGACATGGCGGCGAAGCGCCGCACCCCGTGGGTGAGAGAGGAGGCCGCATGATTGACAAAATCACACTCGACTGGGAAACCTACTACGACAAGGATTTCTCCCTGTCCAAGATGACCACCGAGGAGTACGTCCGAGACCCCCGCTTCGAGATCATCGGTGTTGGGGTCAAGCACAACAACCATCCCGCCCACTGGTTCTCCGGAGCCAGCAAAGTCAATGACGTTATCCGCCTGATCCCGTGGCATAAGGTGGCGCTGCTGTGTCACAACACCAACTTCGATGGCTTCATTCTGTCCGAGCATTTCGGAGTAGCCCCCAAGCTGTACCTCGACACACTCAGCATGGCCCGTCCTTGGCACGGGATGAATGTCGGGGGGAGCCTGAAGAAACTATCGGAGCACTACGAGCTGGGTGCCAAGGGGACGGAGGTGGTGCAGGCACTGGGCAAGCGACTGGCTGACTTTACCCCCGAAGAGCTGGCTCAGTATGGGGAGTATTGCAAGAACGACTGCGAGCTGACCGCGGCACTGTTCGACAAGCTGACCCCCCTGACCCCCATCAATGAGCTTTTGCTTATTGATCGCACGGTGCGGATGTTCTGCCTGCCCAAGCTGACGATCAACGCTCGCATGGTGGAAGATCACCTGCAGGAAGAGATCGCTCGTAAGGCGGAGCTGCTTGCGCAAGTGGAGGAGATCGCTCCGAAGGATGTGTTGATGTCCAACCCCAAACTGCAGCTGCTACTCGAATCACTGGGCGTGGATGTGCCGATGAAGGTCACTCCCACCGGGCGCACGTCCCCTGCCTTCGGCAAGACGGACAAGGCATTCACTGCCATGCTCGAGTACGAAGGGGAGAACGCAGAGCTGGTCAGGGCGATTGTGGCAGCGCGGCTTGGTGTTAAATCCACCATTGATGAGACCCGGGCCCAGCGGTTCCTTGGTATCGCACAGCGTGGCGCACTGCCTGTCGACTTGCAGTATTGTGGCGCGTTGACGACGCAGCGGTGGAGCGGGGGTAGCAAGCTGAACCTGCAAAACCTGCGGCGTGGGGGAGTGCTGCGCAAGTCCTTGACTGCTCCGGAAGGGCATGTGGTCGTGGCAGTGGATAGCTCCAACATCGAACTCCGAGTCAATCACTGCCTTGCGGATCAGGTGGACACAGTGCAGATGTTCCGTGAAGGGCGTGACCTGTACTGTGAGTTTGCGTCGGTGCTGTTCAACCGCCCCATCACAAAGGCGGATAAACACGAGAGGCAGTTGGGTAAATTAGCGCATCTCTCACTGGGGTATGGCTGTGGCGCTGACAAGTTCCAAGAAATCTGCCGCCTCAATGGAGTCATCCTGACGCCCGGAGAAGCCAAGCGGATCGTCACCCTATGGCGAGATACCTACCCACGCATTCCAGCTTTGTGGCGAGCCTGTGGTGCAGCCCTGCCCAGCATTGTGTCAGGGGCGGAGATGTGGATCGACAGCCAGCAGCTGTGTCGTACCGCTTATGGGCGCATCAACACCAAACCCCACAACCAAATCCTGTACCCGGAACTTACGCAAGATGGGGACAAGTGGACGTACAAGGTGCGGAACGAAACGAAGTTCATATACTCCGCGAAAGTGACGGAGAATTTATGCCAACATCTTGCTCGAAACATCATCGCAGATCAACTGCTGGCCATCTCTGCCAAGTATCCCGTTGTCCTAACGGTTCACGACGAGGTGGTGTATCTGGCACCGGAAGCAGAGGCGCAGGAAGCACTTGAGTTCGGTGTCGCTGCGATGAGCAAGTCTCCCACATGGTGGCCCGCAATCCCGCTGGCAGCTGAAGGGGAATTCGGGAGGACTTACTCATGAAGGTCAAGCACTGGTGCAATGCAGACGAGAAGGACATGTCTATCGAAGAACTTGTTCGCTACGAAGTGAGTTCTGTTTATAGCGAACGGGGGCAGTTGGAAGACCAACAAGCCAAGATAGAAAAGCTCACGGATATGGTTGCGGCTTTGTATGCAGCCCTTCCACCAGAGAAACAGCGCGGGCTTGCCTCTGATTTTTATTACTGGAAACCCACATGAGCAAACTCTCATTCAGCCACACAGCCCTTAAAGATTTCAACAATTGTGCTTTATCTTTTTACCACAAGCGGGTCTTGAAGGACGTGGTGTTCGTGCAGGGGGAGGCAGCCAAGTGGGGGGAAGAAGTCCACAAGCATTTCGAGGACCGCATCAAGCTGGGCACTCCACTCCCCCTGACCCTTGTGTCCTACGAACCTATGCTCGCCAAGTTCGATGGCAAGAAGATTCAGGTCGAGCTGCAAATGGCGATCAACGAGGCGCTTCAACCCACCGAGTGGTTCGCTAGTGACGCATGGCTGCGCGGCATTGCCGACGTGATGGTGTGGCTGGACGAGACACATGTGTGGATCGGAGACTGGAAGACAGGGAAGCGCCGGGTGGATTTCGAGCAGCTGGAATTGTTCTCGTTACTAACCTTCCAGCATTACCCCGAGGTGCAGAAATGCACCACCTCCTTCATCTGGACGAAGGACAAGAAGATGGACACGGAAGTGTTCGAGAGGAGCGAATCCAACGAGATGTGGGCACGGGTGATGAGCCGGATTCGTCGTGTGTATAAGGCGCAGGAGATGGACAACTGGCCCGCTAAACCCAGTGGGTTGTGTAACTACTGTGACATAAAAAAACAGAAAGGATGTGTGTATGCGAGGTGAATCATGCCACTAACCCCTGAAGGCCGAGTGAAGCAGGCCACTAAGGCTGTACTCAAACGAGAAAACATCTGGTTCTTCATGCCACAGAACATCGGGCTTGGTAGTTCCGGGGTGCCGGATTTCATTTGCTGTTTGCCCCACCACAATGGTAAGATGTTGGCCATCGAGACCAAGGCTCCGGGTAAACGGAGCAACACCACAGCACTGCAGAACTTGCAGATCGCAGCTATCCGCACAGCGCGGGGCTGGGCCATCGTCATTGACGACGTGCAGCAACTAGAGGAGTTCTTAGATGATCGTCGTTCCACAGCACCGCGCTCTGGTACTCAAGGCGACTAACCCTGCGCAGATACTGGCGTGCATCCCTGATGCCAAACCGTTTCCATACAAGGGAGCTGACCTGCTGTATGTCCCCCACAACATCGACGCTGTGCGCATCTTGCGCAACCTCGGGGCGAAAGCCCCGGGGCCAATCAACTACTATTACAAGTACCCGAAAGCGGAGAGCCAGTACGATCCGTTTGCACACCAACGCATCACCTCCGAGTTTCTAACCCTCAACCCCAAGTGTGCGGTACTCAACGCACCTCGCACTGGGAAAACTCTATCCTGTTTATGGGCGGCTGACTACCTGATGAACGAGGGGTTGATCCGCAAAGTGCTTATCATCTCCCCACTAAGCACCCTCGAACGAGTGTGGAACGATGCCATCTTCCTGACGTTCTTCAACCGCAAAGCATTGGTGCTTTACGGCACAGCGGAGCGGCGGAAGAAACTGATGAAGCAAGAGGCTGACTTCTACATCATTAACCACGATGGGTTCGGCATCGTTGCGCAGGACATCCCGGAGGACGTTGACCTCATCATCTACGACGAAGCGGCAGTGCTGCGTAACCCATCAACTCGCAGGTTCAAGCAGTTTCAGAACTTCATGGCTACCCGCCCTGATGCTCGGTTGTGGCTGCTAACAGGGACACCAACTCCCAATGAACCCACCGATGCGTGGGCGCTGTGCAAGCTGCTTGGCGCTGCTGTCCCTCGCTACTCGTTGTTCCGCGAACAGGTTATGTATAAGGCGGGGCAGTGGTCGTGGAAACCTAGACCGGAATCGGAAGTGACTGTGCAACAAGTGCTGCAACCGAGCATCCGATACTCTCGGGATGACTGCTTCGACCTGCCAGAAACCATCTACGAAACCAGACAATGCGAATTGCATCCTGACCAGCTGAAGATGTATAAAAAGATGCTGAAGGAATTGGTGACTGAGGTGGGCAAGCAGCAGATCACGGCAGTCAACGAGGCAGTCAAGGTGCAGAAGTTGCTGCAGATTCTTCTTGGCGTGGTATATGACTCGACAGGAGAGCGGGCATTTGTGAATTGCGAACCGCGCGTTGCCGTTATCAGGGAGGTCATCGAGGAATGCAGCGAGAAGGTCATCGTGTTCGTTCCCTTTACCGGGGCGCTTGATGAGTTGGCGGATCGACTTGCCAAGGACTTCAGCGTTGCCATCGTCAATGGAAGCGTATCCAAGTCAGCCCGCGATGAAATCTTCAGGCAGTTCGCTCGCCCCGATGGCATCCGAGTTCTGGTTGCTGACGCCCGCACCATGAGTCATGGGCTGGACTTGTCTTCTGCCACCACCATCATCTGGGCCGCACCTACCAACAGCAACGAGACGTATGAACAAGCCAATGCCCGCATCGTGGGGCCGAGGCAGAAACGAAAAACCGCAATCGTGCACATCGAAGCAACCCCGCTGGAGCGGAGGATTTACCAGCGACTCAAAGACAAGCAATCGCTGCAAGGGTTGCTACTGGATGCCATTCAACAACAGGAGATAGTATGACCACTTTGAACAAAGACGCGCTAGCTGGCAAGTTCATCGAACTGCGTGATCAGGTTGCCGTGATCGAAGCCGAGATGGGGGAACGCATGGCCCCTCTGAAAGCCAACATGGAGAAAATCAAGCTGTACTTCAAGGCGATTGCCACGCAAGAGGGAGTCGATTCTTGGAAGACAGCGCATGGTACGGTGTATCTGTCACACACCGATAGCGTCAAGCTGGTTGATGCTGATGCGTACTTTGAGTACGTCGTCGAGAACGAGGCATGGGACTTGATCGAGAAGCGCGCCGCCAAGGTAGCTGTGCGTGGCTTCGTTGAGGCTCATGGATCACTGCCGCCGGGGGCAGAGCTTTCCACCCGGATAGAAGTAAATTTTCGCAAACCCGCAGCTAACTAATCCACGAGGATATTATGCAAAACAATCTGCCCGCGCTTCAGAACACCCAACTCCCCGCCCACTTGGTCGCCGCTATTGCCAGCAAGCAACTGGCAGTAACTTCCGACGCACTGGTCGGCATGACAGTCAGCAGCGCCATCCGTCTAGTTGCCAATCAAGGCCGCTTCCGCATCAAGGAAGGTGCCGTCGAGACAGTGCTGCCTGATCTGTATCTGGATACCACCATCGTCGGCGCACTGCCCGGCGTCACCAAGTCTTACTACGCAGTGGGGTACAACCCGGCTGATGACAAGGCGAACAAGCAGCCCGATTGCTCGTCGCTGTACGGTGATGTGCCCGACGCGTCGAGTCCTTCCAAGCAGTGTGCTACTTGCGCGGCTTGCCCCCAGAATGCATGGGGTTCCAAGATCGCCAACGGCAAGGAGATCAAGGCTTGCTCGGACTACCGTCGTATCGCGGTTATTGCAGCCACTGACCCTGAGACGATCTATCAGGCCAACATCCCGCCGGCTAGCATCAAGAACTGGACGAAGTATGTCAAGACGCTGGCGCAACGTGGGCTGGACGTCAGTATGGTGGTCACTCGCCTGTCCCTGCAAGAGCACATGTGGGTCTTCGACTTTGCTGGTTGTGTGGACGCGGAGCAGTACGCTGCTGTGCAGACACTTGTCGGTTCCCCGCAGGTTGCTGACGTTATGGGCATCTCTGGCCCGCGTCCTTCCGTCCCGTCGCTAGCAGCGCCTGTCAGTTCTGTAGCGCTTGCCCCCGCATCGGTGGCGGCTCCTGTCCCCACACCGCCCCCCGCTCCCGCAGCCGTTGCGGCTCCTGCTCCTGCTCCTGCTCCTGCCAAGGGATTCGGTAAGAAGGGCGCAGCTGCTCCTGCAGCTCCTGCTTCGGTTGTCGTGGCCGGTGCAGGTAACGGGTTGGACGATCTCGCCGCTGAACTGGGCGCGCTGATCGGTGGTAAAGCGGATTTGTAAAAATCTTTTGGTGCCACATCACCATTAGACCCTGCTAATTTAGGGGGCTTGTAATCCGCAGGGGGGAAGGGGAGAATGCCTCTTCTCCCCAATCACGTAAAGGAACCGACAATGGATCGGTATGCGTTTCTATCCGCTGTTCTTCCCCCCGAGACCAGTGGAAACTATGTGGCTGTGTTTGCCAAGGGGACGGTCAAGTGGAACAACCACTTCGCTACAATCGAAGAACTTGCAGACGGGTGCGTGCTCGCATCCCAACAAAACCTCACTGCGTATTTCGCACTCGGAACCTTCCAAGGAAACCTCGGACAGCGCGACGATGGACGCGACAAGATATTCCGCAAAGCCCTGATGGCCCATGAATTCCAGACCTACGCGCTGGATGTGGATTGCGGAGAAGGCAAGCCGTACGCTGATGCCAAGGAAGGACTTACCGCACTCATTCAATTCATCAAAGGGGTTGGCTTTCCCGCCCCGGTAGTAGTGTCCTCTGGCAATGGCATACACGCTTATTGGCCGTTGACGACACCGATCCCTCGGGAAGTTTGGCGAGCTAACTCCATACAGCTGAAAACAATATGCCATGCTCGCGGACTGCATATTGACGAATCCAAAGTGCATGACCCCTCGATGGTACTGCGCCCTCTGGACACCACCAATTTCAAAGGCGGCAACACGGTGCGACTGCTATTCCAGTCCCCACCAAACACCCCCGAAACCATGCAAGCGCACATCGAGCGGTGCGCTCCAGTCAAGCAGCGCAACACCAACCCAAAGCCAGCGACACTTTCCACCGCACAGTCCGTCAACGCAGCAATCCTCGCAGCAGATGCGGCGCAGTACCCTCCGTTCATTCCCGACCAAGTTACTCAACATTGCGCTCAGATGCAACACGCCACCGAGAATGGTGGGGCTAGTGCAGAAGAACCCCTATGGCATTTGGTATGCGGCATGGCCAAGTTTGCCGAGAACTCCGAAGCGACCATTATCAAATGGTCGGAAGGGCATGCCACCTACGAGCGGGAAGCTACTCTTGCCAAGATGCACGGCTGGGCCGCAGATGCCCCACCTACTTGCACTGTGTTCGACTCCCGTCGGCCCGGTGTGTGCGGCAAGTGCCCCTCGTGGGGACGTATCGGCAGTCCAGTTCGCCTTGGCTTCCCTGCCCCTGCTCTGCTACCTGCCGTTGCTGCGGCCCCCACGGCGTCGTTTGCGGACGATGGGGAGGAAGAAGACGTGCCGGTGAGGGTTGGACATGTCACGGATACTGCGCCCGTTGTAGAGGCTCCTGCGCCCTTCCGGCGCACGGCGCAAGGGGTGCATGTCGAGCAGAACAATGTGTGGATGGAGGTGAGTTCCTATGACCTGTTCCCGGCGCAGATCGTCCGCGATCCCACTATCGGGCACGACATGGTGGAATGGGTCTGGAACAAGCCGCATGTGGGGCATACCCGTATGCGGATCAGGATGGCTCATATCTTCAACGATAGTTCCGTCATCGACTTGAACAACACACTCGCTGACAACGGTTTCTTGGTGCCAACGAAGACCAAGCAGATGTGGCTAGGGGGATACATGAGAGCGTATGTGCAGTTGCTGCAGAAACATCAGGCATCGGTTGAGCTGTACGATTCGTTCGGCTGGAAGGCTGACAACACTCGGTTTGTACTTGGTTCCACCGAGTTCCGTAGGGAACCAAACGGGCAAGTGGTGGCGCATGAGGTCGGTGTTTCAAAGCTCATAGCAACCAAGGGGTACGACAAGACGTTCAGTGTTAAGGGCGAACTGCAAACGTGGGTGGAATGGACAAAAATCCTTGACGCTCCCGGGCTGGAGATTCACCAGATGGAACTTGCTCGGGGCTTTGCCGCGCCTCTGCTGTCCCTGACCGGACTGCGCGGCATGGTGGTTTCCATCCTTGGCGAATCGGGGCTTGGCAAGACCACTATGCAAGACTGGTGCGCCTCGTTGTACGGCATCCCCAAGCGGGTTAACACCACCGTGAACGACACCCAGATGTCCATCGTGCAGCGCATGGGGGTATGGAACTGCCTGCCTCTCGGCATTGACGAGGTGACGCTGATCAAGCCTGAGCTGCTGGCCAACCTGATCTACTGGGGAACGCAAGGACAGGATCGCAACCGGGTGACTGAGGTAACCCAAGCCAACACATGGGCGCTGCCGTTGTCACTCTCCACCAACCGCTCCATGCGGGACAAGGCAACGACAGTGGGGGCAGATGTCACCGCCATCCAGATGCGCATGCTGGAATTCACGTTCCACAGATCGCAGGTATTCAGTGAGGACAAGGACTACGGTCGCCGGATCAACACCATGCTGGCTGACAACTATGGCCATGCGGGGCGGGTGTATCTGCAGTACCTACTGTCGCTTGGTGAGGCGCAGATCAAGAAAGACATTGCGCTACGGATGCATTATGTGTCCCGCCACTATGGCTTCGATTTCTCCCCCGAGGAACGCTACTGGCAGACGCACATCGTGCTGTGTGATCTGGGTTCCTACTACGCCAAGCAGTGCAGGCTGATCAAGTACGATTTCCACAAGGGAACCACCGAAGCATTGAAGCAGATAGCCCAGCAGCGCACCAACGTGAGCGGCACTAAGCTGGACACCTACGACCTGATTGCGGACTACATCACCACGTTTAATGGAGCGGCTCTGACCATACACTACCGGGATGGCACTCCACAGTTGGGCAACGACATTCCGCCTCGGGGAGAAGTCCGCATTCGCAAGGAACTGTACTACGCTGGCAACGCGAAATGCCCGGATCGTGGCTACGCTTTCATGGACAAGACGCACTTCCACCACTGGCTGGTAGGGCGCGGGTTCGACTTCCGCACCGTCATGGATACGATAAAGCAGGACTCCTGTGGGTTCAAGCCCGGCAAGACAGGGCGCATCTACATGGGCAAGGACTCAGGCATCTCTCTCCCCGCCTGCGCAGCAGTGGGTATCAACTTGGGGCATGAACGGTTCCGAGGCATGCTGGGGGTCGGTCTCCCCGGCGAAGAGAACGTGATCAACATCAACAAGGGAAAAGGAGAAACGAAGAAATGACGGAAGTCAAATGTGATGTGTGCCAGCGCCCCGCTTCTACCCATGTGCGGCGCAAATGGCCAAGCAAAGCCATGAAGCTCAACGTATGCGGCTACCACCTGCGCTCGTACCTGACCAGCGAGTACATCCGCACCCCACTGGGCACTCCCCCCAAGTCGGGGAAGGGGGGATATGCTCCCCCCAAGCAGGCTCATGGGTACGCCCCTATTGAGCCATAACCCCACCTTACTCCAGTAGTGCCTTCTCGCGCTGCTGGGGTTTGGGTAGCGTCTTCTGGGCCCGCTCACGCAACGTGAGTGCAGCTTCCTTGCCCGCTCTCTCCGCATTCTCCACGAAGTTCGGTATCTCCAACGCAGTCCCACGGAAGTTGGCATTGTGCTCGCGCACCATGTCCTTGAGTTCCCCCTTGCGGGCGGCGTCATGCAGTACGTACGCTTCGCGATACGCTTCCGTGAAAGCGTTCTTCACTTCCTTGGCATAGGCCCGGGTGTATTCCTCGCGGCGTACCTGATCCCCCACCCACTTCATCTCCTCGGGGTAGAAACCTAGCGTACGCGCGAACACGTCCCATGTGCTGGGGTTGTGGGTTACCACTTGCCCCCGCTTGTTCATCACGGCATCGTACTTGGCATAGGCGAAGGCGTCGGCAAGGTTCTTGGATAGTGTGATAGGCACGGCGCGCAGTGCGCCCTCGGCATCCCCTCGCATGGCTTTGCCCAGTGCCTTTTCCGTGCCCTCGATAGCGCCACCTACCGCACCCAAAGTGCGCCCGACTTCCTCCATGAAGTTGGCTCCCGGCTTCAGCAGCCCTATGCCCGGGATTCCCACCGATACCCCCGCGCGCCCGAATATTTCGGTGCCGAGGTAGGTATCCAAAACCCCCCGTAGCATCACTTCATCCAGCTTCTCCCAGCCCAGACTCGCGCCCATGTCTTTCATGTACGCGGCGAACTCTCGCTCGGCGTTGCCCTTGGTAATGCCTAGCCCTATGCCTGTCTTCTGCGCCGCAACGTCCATCACCAGCATCAGTTCTTCCCACAGAGGGATACCGCCTGCGCCCGACATGGCGTACAGCGAGCCAAGGAACATCGCGCGCCCCTTTGGCGGCAGGTTTCGCAGCAGTTCCAGCGTAGTCACGACGAAGGTCTTGTAGAGGAACACCAGCGAACCAAGGTCGGTGCGGAACAGCTTGGGCCTGTTGCCCATGTTGTACTCCCCCTGCGTAGCGAACACGGCTGTACGCGCCTTCGCTTGCGCTTCCTCTGCTGCTGCCTCGGTGGTTAGCCCTGCCTCTATCCCTTGCTTGTAGAACAAATCGAACGCAGCAAGGCCAGTCACCATGCGGTTGAATTCTTCCGTTGCCGAGAAGAGTGCCATGTACT